GATATAAGCCGCAGACTGATTTCGATTGGTACATCGCTGCAGGAGATGATTTGCGATTTATCGGACACGGCTGGGGCAAAGTAGTGATGGAACAGACGGCGAACGTGCTGCACTTCAAAGACCCGATACACGGATGGAAGTTGAATACACACGCTGTTGTGAGTGCTGAATATTTCGCTAAGAACGGATATTATGATACGGCTTACAAGTCGTTTTTTCCTGATACTGAGTTGACATATCGCACACGGTTTGAATCGGTTCAGCTGCCGCAGATTTTTACCCATGTGCCATTCGAAGATGGCCTAATGAAAGTAAACGAAGTGTATTGGCAGCACGACCGCGATTTGTTCGTGAGCAGATTCGGTATAAACGTGCTGAATAATTTCGGGGTAATTTAACACATGTTAACATACTGATAAATAAATGATAAGTATGTTTGCAGAAACCAAAACACACACAAATGGATTACAAAGATTTTTTGCAGCAAAAACAAAAGCAGCAGATTTTTAGCGGGTTTCAAATCAATGATTTAGATTTAAACTCTAATCTTTTTGATTTTCAAAAGTTTATTGTAAAGCGAGCATTGCATTTTGGAAAGTATGCAGTCTTTGCCGATTGTGGATTGGGGAAAACACTTATGCAACTTGAATGGGCAAATCAAGTAAGTAATCATACAAAAAAACCAGTTTTAATTTTAGCCCCTTTAGCTGTTGCTGGTCAAACAATTAATGAAGCATCAAAGTTTGGATTGCATTGCGAAAAACTAAAATCAGATGTATTTGGTTTTGGTGTTTATATTTCAAATTACGATCAGCTTGATAATATAAATTCTGATCAGTTTTCCGGAATTGTTCTTGATGAGAGTTCTATTTTAAAAAACTTTGAAGGCGAAACAAAAAAACTTATAATTGAAAAATTTGTAAATACTCCATATAAATTAGCTTGTACAGCTACTCCATCTCCAAATGATCCAATGGAAATTGGTAATCATGCAGAGTTTTTGGATGTAATGAGCCGAAATGAGATGCTTGCCATGTACTTTGTTCATGATGGTGGCGAAACTGCTAAATGGAGATTAAAAGGTCATGCTATAAAGCAGTTTTATCGTTTCGTTGGTAGTTGGGCTATTATGCTTAGTAACCCTGCTGATATTGGTTTTCATATGTCAGGATATGATTTGCCAGAACTTAATTTAATTGAACGGCAAATAAAGACTGCAAAAAGAGACAATGGCAGTTTATTTAATGATGCTATCATTTCGGCTACAAACTTTAATGCAGAGTTAAGACTTACAAAGATTCAGAGATTAGAGGATGTAGCAACTATTGTTAATTCAAATGATGAAAATTTTATCATTTGGATTAAACAAAATGAAGAAGGAGAATATTTAAAATCGCTTATTCCAGAAGCAATAGAGGTTAAAGGTTCTGATTCTCCTGAATATAAAGAACGTATGCTTTTAGGATTCGCAAATAATCAATTCAGAGTATTAATTACCAAGACTAAAATAGCTCAGTTCGGCCTGAATTATCAAAATTGCAGAAATCAGATTTTTGCTTCATTAGATTTCAGCTTTGAAGGATTGTATCAGGCAATCCGAAGGTCATATAGGTTTGGACAAAAAAACATAGTAAATATTTATTTGATAACAACAGATACAATGTCGAATGTTATTAATTCAATTAATCAAAAACAAAAACAATTTGAAGTTATGCAAAAGGAGATGAGTGAAGCAGTCAATATTACATTAATGGGTAATGGACTTGAATTATCTAATTATGATACAGACGCTGTAAAAACTGATTACTATTCAATTCAAAGAGGTGATTGTGTTCATCTTGTTAAGTCAGTTCCTGATGAGTCTATTGGATTTTCTGTTTTTTCTCCTCCATTTGCTGAATTATACACATATAGCAGCCATTTAGAAGACATGGGAAATTCGAAAGATTATAATGAGTTTTTAACGCAATTTGGATATTTAATTAAAGAACTATTTAGGATAACAATGCAAGGTAGAAATGTAGCTGTGCATTGTATGGATTTGCCTATTCAAAAAGGGAAAGAAGGTTTTATTGGATTAAGAGATTTCTCTGGTATGATATTAAGGGCATTTGAAGCTGCTGGATTCATTTATCATTCAAGAGTTACTATTTGGAAAGATCCTGTTGTGGAGATGCAAAGAACAAAGGCACTAGGATTACTTCATAAGCAGGTAAAAAAAGATAGTACAATGAGCAGGGTAGGTATTCCTGATTATGTTTTGATTTTCAGAAAAGATGGGCAAAGAAATAATCCAGTTACAAATACTGAGCTATCTGTTGATTTATGGCAAAAATATGCATCCCCAGTTTGGATGGATATTGATTATGGAGATACATTGCAAGGATATAGAAATGGTAGGGAAGAAAATGATGAAAAGCATATCTGCCCATTGCAGCTTGATACAATTAAAAGATTAATTCATTTATATACAAACAAAGGAGATACTGTTTTTACACCATTTATGGGCATTGGTAGCGAGGTATTTCAAGCTGTAAAAATGGGCAGATATGGCATTGGATTTGAATTAAAAGAGAGTTATTATGAATTGGCAAAAAATAATATTGCATCTGTCGTTATTGAAAAAAATCAACTGTCTTTATTTTAGTTGTGCCAACTTTGACAAAATTAGAGCCGTGTGCCGTAAATTCGGCGCATGGCTTCAAAAGCATACGGACGCGAATACAAAGCGCAATTCACACCAGTTAGTGAAGACAAAGCGCTGGAGATTTACAAATACGGCGCGGACGACCGTCTGCCGAACACACTGCTCAGGCATATTATGAACTCGGGCGTAGCGATGAGAGCAGCTGATAAATTGAAGACGTACATCGTAGGGTTAGGATTCAAAGAAGAGCAACTAATTATTGACACGGCTACGCTTGATAAAATCGCAGCCGCACTAAGCAAATTCAGCGGTTTTTCGCTGCATGTGAAGCCGTTGCCTAATGGCCAACAGAAAGTCGATTATATTGATTTTCAATGCATCCGCAAAACTACCGACGGCAAATTCAAGTTCAATGCTACGATTGGTCAGCCGAAACTTGACAAAGAGAAATGGATTACATATCCTAAATGGCCGACGACCGACCCGAACGGAGGTATTATTTACTCTTATATTGACGACGGAAGCCACCCGCATTACCCTATACCCGCGTACTACGCAGGCATTGAGGACATTCGCACGTCTGCGGAATTGCAGAAGCTAGATTTAGAGGCGGTGTTTAATGGTTTTATGCCGTCGGCTATATTGACCACCATTGGCAAACTTGACGACATTAATAAAGACCGTTACGGCTACACTGAGCAGGATTATTTCGATCAGGCTGTGATGCGTTTCACGGGTCAAATCAAAGATAGAGACGGTATGAGCGAGCGACGGAAGCTGCTTGTTATGAATGCCGCGACACGTGACGAAGTGCCGAGTTTGCAGACGTTTGATGCTAAGGCTATCATAGATGCTTCGACTGTTAAGCGTGACGAGATTGGCCGCGAAGTTTGTCGCTTGTTTGGTGTGCATCCGGTGTTGGCGGGGTATTCCGATGCTTCGATTTTGGGAAATACTCAATCAATCGCGAATGCTTCGAAAGAGCTGAACAATCATGCGAAGCAGTTCAGAGATCTGATAACTTCCACGCTTACGAGATATTGGCCGAATATTGATTGGGAGATTGTGCCGTTTAATCCGTGGGTAGAAACATCCACAACGGAGGAGGCGATACTTGAAAAGGTCAGCAAACTTAGCCCTGCATTACAGGAGCGTATCATTGCGGCATTGCCTATCGAAACGCTTTTAAAGGGCGTAGGAGTTGAAGACACGGCTGTTGAGGTTATGGCCTATCACGCTGCTAAAATCACCCCTGAAATGATCGCAGAGCGGTATAATGACTATTATAACGCGGTTAACATGACATACTCCGAATTTCAGAGGTGGAGCGAGACAGAGTGCAGCCGCAAGGCAGGC